GTGGCACAGGCTAATGTAAAACTTACAGTTGATGCTTCGCAGGCCACAAGAGCATTAAAAGGCGTACAGGCGCAATCAACAGGGTTACAGAATAATTTAGGAAAACTAAAGGCCGCATTTGCGGGGGTTGCTTTTACGGCTGTTGCAAGACAAGCTGTTAATACGGCTTCAAATTTTCAGGCTTTACAGTTAAGAATGAAAGTCTTGACGTCTGAATTTGGAGAATTTGCAGGGGCGCAAGAATTAGTAAGAAAAGCACAAGATAGATTCAATTTGTCAATAGTTGAAGCAACAAAAGGTGTAACAGATATTTTTGCAAGATTAAGACCTCTTGGAATTTCCTTGAAAGATATTGAAACTACTTTTATCGGTTTTAACACGATTGCAAAATTAGCGGGGTTAAACGCAACAGAAGCAAGCGCGGCGTTCACACAGCTTGCACAAGGTTTAGGTTCTGGGCGTTTACAAGGGGATGAATTTAGAAGTATCGCAGAACAGGTTCCGCAATTACTCAAAGCTATTTCAGACGAAACTGGAATTGCTTCAGGTAAATTAAAAGATTTTGCATCAAAAGGCTTGTTGACTTCAGATGTTGTTTTAAGGGCTTTGGCAAAATCAGCAGAAGAAGGCGCAGACAAAATTGGCGCAATTATGGACGCTTCGCCCGCTGAAACATTCAAAGCATTCAATAACGCTGTTCTTGAACTTCAATTAACACTTGGCGATAAATTATTACCTGTTGTTCTTAAAGCAACTAAAGGTTTGACAGCCTTAATTGATGGGGTTGTCAGCTTTGTCGATAGCGAAGCGGGGCAAGTCACATTTACATTTATTGGAATTGCTGCGGCTATCAAAGGAATTGCGATTGTTGTTCCTATTGTTGCGGCACAAATAACTGCATTAAAAGCGGGATTTATTGGAATAACTGTAGCGTCAAGAGTATCGCTTGGAAGTCTTGTTGCCTATAAAGCTACACTTGCGGCAACTTCAGCGGGATTTGCTACAGCTACCGCCGCCGCTACTGCATTTAAAATTGCCATTGCAAAAACTGGAATCGGTCTTTTGGTTATTGGACTTGGATTTGTTGCCGCCGCTTTGATGAAAGCAAATGCAGAACAAAAAGAATTTAATGATCTTTTGGAACAGGGAAGCGCGGCTGAAATAACTAGAAATATTGAAGAAACTGAAGAAAAAATCAAAAAATTAGAAGAAAGTCTTCAAACTTTAGGAACAAGTAGAAATGATCGAGGACAAAAAATAGCTATTACTAGAGATATTGAAAAAGCTAACGAAGAAGTTGAAAAATTGAAACTTAGTTTAGAAGATGCAAAACTTAGAGATTTAAGCAAAGAATTTGAAATGATAAAGAAAAATTTAACAGATTCAAATGCTTCTTTGCAAAAAAATAATGTTTTATCAAAAGAACTTTCAGAAGAAGCAAGAATTAGAAAAGAACATGAAATTGCAGTTGCAGAGCTAAAAGAAAAATTTGAAGGGGAAGAATTGAAAGAACTTTTAATTTTACAAGAACAAAATACACAGCACAAACTTAAGGGCGAACAAATTAAAAAAAATGCAGAGGAAGCAAAAAAGTTAAATGATGCTTTTCGACAGATTGGCGATGATATTGCATCAGGTATTACTGACGCTTTGGTTGGTGCAATTCAAGGAACAAGAAGTCTTGGAGAAGCGGCAAGATCAATTCTTAATGATATTGCATCATCTTTGCTAAGGCTTGGAATAAATACACTTTTAGGGAATGTTTTCGGTATTGGGATATTTAGTGGCGGTGGTGGTGGTAAAACTGCTTCTCCCGCCCCAATTGGTGTTATGGCGGCAAATGGTGGTTTTATCCCCGGAGGTAGACCTTCACTCGTAGGGGAAAAAGGGCCAGAGCTATTTACACCAGCTAGAGGTGGATTTGTAACGCCAAATAGTATGCTTGGTGGTGGCGATATTAATATTAATGTAAATGTAGAAGCGGGAGGTGGTCAAAACGTACAGGCAAACGAAAGAGATTCAAAAGAACTTGGCTTTGCACTTGCTTCGGCGATACAATCAGAATTAATAAAACAAAAAAGGCCGGGAGGTTTATTAGCAACTTAAAATGGCAACTTTTCCAAGCGTCACACCAACATATCAAGGCTTTTCAAAAAAATCTGCGCCTAATGTTCGCACAGTAAGGTTTGCAGATGGATTTGAACAAAGAATATTTTTTGGATTAGCAAGCAATCAAAACCCGAAAGTCTACAATGTGAATTTTGAACTTAGTGAAACAGAAGCCGATGTTGTCGAAGCGTTTCTTGATAGTCGCGCCAACGATCAAGAAAGTTTTACATTTACACCGCCCGGCGAAGGATTCACAAAAACAGGAACATATTCACAATCAGGAACAACAGTAACAATTACAATTTCAAATCACGGCGTTGCAATAGGCGATGTTTTAACTATTGACTACACATCAGGTTCTGCAACCGATGGTTCTTTTACAGTTGCAACAGCGGTTGACGCAAACACATTTACAGTCACAGCGGCTTCAAGCGCAACTAATAGCGGAAATGTTTCGATCACTCTTTCAGGTGCAAAATTATTTGTTTGCGAAAGTTGGTCAAAATCAATTCCATATAACAACAGAGCATCAATTAGCGCCACATTTAGACAGGTATTTGAGCCGTGACTACAGATAAAATTGTAAGTGAATTACAAAATGTCAACCCGTCAGCGGTTATTGAACTTTTTACTTTGACTCTCGATAATTCATTACATGGAGATACAACAACATATCGTTTTCATGCGGGGACAAGTCTTAAAGATAATGGCGAAATAATTTGGCAGGGTAATTCTTACACACGATTTCCTGTTCAAGCCGATGGCTTTCAATATGGTAAAGGTCAATTGCCTCGTCCAACATTAAATTTTTCTAATGCGTTTGGAACGATTTCTTCAATTCTTTTAACTGTTAATGCAATAACAAGAGGTAACGATTTAACAGGTGCAACAGTAAAAAGAATAAGAACACAAGCAAGATTTATTGACGCTGCAAATTTTCCGAGCAACGTAAACCCTTATGGAACACCAGATACAACAGCAGAATATCCACAAGAAATATATATTATTGATAGAAAATCAGCAGAAAATAGAAATATTGTATCTTTTGAACTTGCGGCTGTTTTTGATATGGCGGGAGTTCGAGCGCCCAAACGTCAATGCACTAGAAAAGAATTTCCCAGTATTGGATTAATTGTCGGATGACTTGGAAGGCTGCCGCATTACTTCATGCAAAAGAACAAGACCCAAAAGAATCTTGCGGTCTTTTGTTAAATATTCGTGGGAAAGAAAAATATTTTCCTTGTCAAAATTTAGCAATTACTTCGCATCAATGTTTCATAATGAACCCTGAAGATTTCGTAAAAGCCGATGCACTTGGAGAAATAATTGCAATAATTCATTCGCACCCGACAACACCGCCTATCGCTTCAGAAGCCGACAAAATAAGCTGCGAGCAATCAAACTTGCCTTGGTATATTGTCAACCCTAAAACTGAAACGTGGGGCGAATACGCGCCTACAGGATACAAACCAGATATGATCGGCTTGCCTTGGGTTTGGGGTATTTCTGATTGTTGGTCACTTTTTCGTAGATATTACAAAGAAAAATTAAATATAGAACTTAGAGATTGGGAAAGACCAATTACTCCTGAAGAATTTCAAAACGACCCGATGTTTGAAAGATGTGCAAAAGAAGCGGGATTTTTTGAGCTTGAAAAAAATGAAAAACTTCAGAATTATGATGCTTTGTTGATGTCAATAGGTGGCGTTGGATTGAATCATGTGGCGATTTTTGTAGATGGCGATGTAATACATCATTTAAGAGATAGACTATCTTGTAGAGAGCCATACAACCCTTGGTTGTTAAAATGCACAGGAATGAGGTTGCGTTATGCTTCGTAAAATTAAGTTATATGGAGAACTGGCAAAACAAGTCGGTCATAAAGAATTTGAAGATATAAATGTTGCTAATGTTGCGCAGGCTGTAAGTTTTCTAATAAATAATTTTCCCCAACTGGAAAGTTATATGGCAAATAGATATTATAAAGTCATAACTAACGATGAAGAAATCGGTGCGGACGAGCTTTACAATCCTATTGGTAAATCAGATATATCTTTTGTACCTGTTATTTCAGGTTCGGGGGGTAATTTCGGAAAAGTGCTTCTTGGAGTGGCCTTAATAGGCTTGTCTTTTACAGCGTTTGGGCCGGCGGGTAGTTTATTTCATGGCGGTTCTGGTGCGGGTTTGGCAGGCGGTGGTGGCTTGATGGGTGCAACAGGTATATATGCGGCAGGGGCTTATGGTTCTGCGGCTCTGGGTGTCATAGGTGCGGGTTTGGTTTTAAGCGGTGTTAGTGGGATGTTATTTCCAGTTCCAAAAATGCCTGAATTTTCAAGTGAACAAGACCCGCGTTTGTCATTTAGCTTTTCAGGAACGCAACAGACTAGCCGGGCCGGAACGCCCGTCCCGATTGTTTATGGCGAAATTTTCACAGGTTCAGTTGTTATTTCTGGCGGTGTCGATACGGAGCAAGTTCAGGCATGACCGATAAAAGAAAAATTATTCGCGGTTCTGGTGGTCCCCCAAGTCCGCAGCCCCCAAGACAGCCGACAAGAACTCCTGATACGCTTCACAGTAAACAGTTTGCAACTTTTCTTGATCTTATATCAGAAGGAGAAATTGAAGGTTCTGCAACTGCTTCAAAGGAAGGTATAACAGACCGCACTTCAGCGGAATATACAAACGCATATTTGAAGGACGTTTTTCTTAACGATACGCCAATTTTAAAAGCAACAGCATCTTCTTCTAATCCAACAGATACAGATTTTAATTTTCAGAATGTAACTTTTACGCCGCGTTTTGGTACAGCGGATCAAACAAAAATTTCTGGAATTGAAAGTTCTTCTTCAATAACGCCTGTCGGGGTTACAGTTACAGCAGATACGCCAGTTACAAGACAAATTACAAATACAAATGTTGATCGAATAAAAGTAACAATCACATTCCCACAGATACAAAAGGCAACAGATGAAGGCGATCTTTTGGGTTCAACTGTTGAATATAAAATTAGTGTTCAATATAATTCAGGGGGTTTTACTGATGTAATAACTTCAGCAAATGGCGGTAAAGTAACAGGACGGACTGCTGACGCTTACCAAAGAGATCATTCCGTAAAGATAACAGGGGCTTTTCCTGTTGACATAAGAGTTTCAAGAGTAACAGCAGATTCAACAGACAGTTCATTAATAGACGCTTTTCAATTTACAAGTTTTGCTGAAATTATTGACGATGCAAGCACTTATGCAAACTCAGCATATAACGCAATCAGGCTTGATTCTCAACAGTTTAGTTCTATTCCCCGCCGGAAATTTCGTATCCGCGGTATCAAAGTAAGGATTCCGGGCGCTGGTGCATCTGGGACTGGTACACCAGATGTTGACCCTGATACAGGTAGGATTCGTTATCCAACTGGCTATATATTTAACGGAGTTATGGGCGCTGCTGTTTGGTGTTCATGCCCTGCAATGATCTTGCTTGACCTTCTCACGACTGAGAGGTACGGATTCGGAACACATATTTCAGATTCAAACCTTGATTTATTTTCTTTTGTAACCGCATCAAAATTTGCAAATACACTTGTTGACGACCCATTTGGCGGACAGGAAGCAAGATTTTCATGTAATGTCAATATTCAATCATCAAGCGAAGCATTTGATCTGATAAATGAACTTGCGGGTGTAATGCGTTGTATGCCGATCTGGTCAACAGGCAGTATTTTACTTGCTCAAGATTCTCCAAAAGATTCTTCGTTCTTGTTTTCACTAGCAAATGTGGGAAATGATGGATTTAATTATTCTGGCTCAAGTTTAAAACAAAGACATTCAGTTGTATCGGTTTCTTATTTCAACATGGATTCACAAGAAATAGACTTTGAAGTTTTTGAAAATACTGATATTTCATCAAAAATAGGCAAAGTTCTTAAACAGGTAAAAGGATTCGGTTGTACATCACGGGGGCAAGCGCTCAGATTGGCAAAGGCAATTGCATTTTCAGAAGCTAATGAAAGTGAACTAGTAACATTTACGACTTCAATGGAAGGCGGCTTGTTGGTTAGGCCGGGTGCTGTTATCAGTATCAATGACCCTGTTCGCGCGGGCGTTAGAAGATCAGGAAGGCTCGCAAGTGTCACTTCAACAACTGTTGTTACAGTAGATGATACAAACGCAACAGATTTTGCCGTTGATAGTTCTGGAAACCCTATTGGTAATGCAAAATTGAGCTTAGTTTTACCAGATGGTTCTGTCGAAGAAAAAACAATATCAAGCATTACAAATGGAACTATTACTGTAAGTTCTGCATTTTCTCAAACGCCAAACGTCAACACTATTTGGTTAATATCAAACGTTACTGTCGAACCTCAAAAATTTAGGGTAGTAACTGTTGAAGAAACTGATTCTGTAAATTATACAATAACAGCTTTATCTTATATAAACGAAAAATACGCATTTATTGAAGACGGGGAACAATTACCCCCAAGGAATGTATCGATATTGAATGAACTTACAAGTCCGCCAACTGGATTAACTGCTGTTGAAACTATTGTTCCAATAAATAATCAGGCAGTATCAAAAATTGTTATAAGTTGGCAACCAATAAACGGAGTTATTGAATATCAAGTTAATTACAGATATGAAAATGGAAATTTTGTAACAGAAAGAGTATCAAGACCTGATTTTGAAATATTAAATAGTCAACTTGGTACTTATGAAATACAGGTTTTTAGTTATAACGTTCAGGCGCAACTTTCAGCAACTTCAACCGATTTAACATTTGAAGCTGTTGGTAAAACAGCTTTGCCCCAAGATGTCACAAATTTAAGAATAGAACCAATTTCAGATCAATTTGTAAGACTGAGGTTTGATAAAGCAACGGATGTTGACGTGGTGCATGGCGGAAACGTGGTTGTCAGGGCGTCAAATATTGCAGATGGCACAGCAACTTTTACAAACTCTGTTGATGTTATTCCAGCATTGCCGGGCAACGTAAATGAGTCTATTGTTCCAAATATTGTTACAGGAGAATATATTTTAAAATTTCGTGATGATGGCGGCAGACTAAGTTCTGGCGAAACTTCAGTTATAGTAAACAGCCCTGACCCTTTGCCAAAACTTTCTGTTTTAGTTGATCGTGAGGATACAGATGCAACACCTTTTGCTGGTACAAAAGTAGATTGTTTTTTTAGTGATGAAGTAAATGGTCTTGTTCTTGGTTCTCTTGATGAATTAGATGGTGTTAGTGATTTTGATGCTATTGCAGACTTTGACTTTTTAGGTGCTGTTGATATTACTGGCGGTTCTTATGAATTTGCAAATACTCTTGATTTAGGAGGAAAACAACCTTTAAGATTGCGAAGACATTTTGTAACACAAGGTTTTTACCCTAATGATTTAATTGATAAAAGAACTGCAAATGTAGATACATGGACAGACTTTGATGGTGCAACAGCTTTTGATGTTGGAGCATCATTATTAGTTGCCACTACTGATCTTGACCCTGATTTGTCAACTTCTGCAACTTATGGACAAAGTGGCACGACAATAACAATTACCAAAAGTTCACATGGATATTCTGTTGGCGATTTTGTTGTTATAGATTTTGCCGCTGGTGGTGCAACAGATGGAAATTATGAAATTGTAACTGTTCCAAGTTCAAGCACTTTTACAGTTACTTCTGCTACAAGTGCGACTATATCTGCTGGAACATCTTGTACTTATGGAGCAAACTTTTCAAGATTTAATCCTTTTGTAAATGGAACTTATGTTGGTCGTGGCTTTAAATTTAGATGCGAAATGGATTCAGATGACCCTGCACAAAGTATTGAAATAGATCAGCTAGGATATACAGCAGAATTAGAAAGCAGAACAGAAACAAGTCTTGGTAATGCAGGGGCATCCGCTGGCGGTTTTATTGCTTCAGGAACTTCCCAAAAGTCAGTTGTTTTCACTAATACCTTTTTCACAGGTCAGTCGGGTACTAGTGTTGCAGCAAATTCAGTTTTGCCATCAATAGGAATAACAATAGAAAACGCACAAAGTGGAGACTTTTTTGCTTTGTCTTCTATAACTGGTAGCGGATTTAACATTGATGTAAAAAATGGATCTAGTCATGTAGATAGGCAATTTAAATATAGTGCAACTGGTTTTGGGCGCGGTTCTTAAAATTATGATAACCTTAAAGAAAAAATAGAGTCAAAATGGCAACTCACGACTATGTAATTGATAATTCAACAGGCGCCAACGTCCGGAGTGATTTAAATAATGTACTGCAAGCAATTCTAACCAATAACAGTTCTGGTTCTGCACCAAGTACAACTGCCGCTTATATGTTGTGGGCTGATACAAGTAATAATATTTTAAAAATGCGTAATTCAGCAAATGATGGCTGGATTGATTTAAGAACACTTACTGGTGGTATAACTTCTAGTGCTGATGCAACAATAAATTCTCTTACTGTAGGTAAAGGTGCAAACTCTGTTGCTGGTAATACTGTTCTTGGAGAACTTGCTTTAGATGCTTCAGTTACTGGTGGAGATAATACTGCTATCGGCACGTCTGCATTAACTGCATTAACTTCTGGTACAAATAATGTTGCCATTGGACATGATTGTATGAAAAGCAATACAACTGCCGATCAAAATACAGCCTGTGGAAACATAGCATTACAAGATAACACGACAGGAACAAATAATGCAGCCTTTGGTGCTGGTTCTTTAGGAGATAATACAACCGCAGATGGTAATACAGCTTGTGGTAGGTCTGCACTTAGATTAAACACAACAGGAGACACAAATACAGCCGTAGGTTCTTTTGCCTTAGATGCCAACACAACTGGTGCAAATAATGTGGCTGTCGGAAATAATGCTTTAGGTGCGAATACAACAGCAAATAGAAATACAGCATTAGGAACGGGTGCATTAGCAGCAAACACAACTGGTACTGAAAACACGGCTGTGGGTGCTAGTGCTTTAGCTGCAAATACTACAGCAGACAATAATGTTGCTGTGGGAGAAGATGCTCTATTAAATAATACAGAGGGTGCAAATAATATAGGAATAGGCAGAAAAGCATTACAAGCTAACACAACTGCAAGTCAAAATATAGGAATAGGGTCAAGTGCTTTACTTACTACTAGTACAGGAGCTAGAAACACTGCTGTAGGTTATCATGCCTTAGAATTAAACACTGGTAATAACAATACAGCCTTTGGAAATGAAGCATTAACAGCAAATTCAACTGGTATTGAGAATGTGGCGGTAGGAGATAGGTCTTTGTTGTCAAATACTACAGCAAATAGAAATGTTGCTATGGGTCATTCCAGTTTAAATGCAAATACAACTGGGGCTTCAAATACAGCGATTGGAAATGATGCTTTGGAAAGTAATACCACAGGGGATGACAATGTTGCTATCGGTGCATTTGCCTTAGATGCAAATACGACAGCAAGTGATAACACTGCTATAGGCCGTTCAGCACTAGGTGGAAACACAATTGGGACAAAAAATGTAGCCGTAGGAAGAAGTACATTACTTGTTAATACGGAAGGGGATAATAATATTGCTATTGGTAATAGTGCATTAAGTGCAAACACAACTGCTGACAATAATTGTGGTATCGGCTTAGATGCCTTAGAAAATAATACAACCGGATCAGAAAATGTAGCCGTTGGTAATCATTCCTTAGAGGCGAATACCACAGGTGGAGATCTGACTGCTGTTGGAGTAAGCGCACTTCAAAACAATACAACTGCTAGTTTTAATTCAGCTTTCGGATATTATGCACTTCGAGAGAATACAACAGGTGCAGTCAATGATGCTTTTGGTTACTATGCCCTAAATCAAAATACAACAGGAGCTGCAAATGTATCTTTTGGATCAAGAGCGCAGCAAAACACTACAACAGGAAGTAGCAATACAAGCGTGGGCAGGGATGCAATGCAACAAAACACAACTGGAAATAATAATACTGCTGTTGGTGCTTTTAGTTTAGATGCTTGTACAACGGGAATAGAAAACACTGCTGTGGGACAAACTGCAATGACAGGTCTTACAACTGGTCAATACAATACAGCCGTAGGTCAAGCTGCTGCAAGAGACTTATCAACAGGCGAATCTAATACTTGCGTGGGTATCAATGCAGGTTTGAACCTTTCAACAGGAGATAATAATACTTTATTGGGTACAAACGCTGGTAGAAGTAGCTCTCCATCTGGTGTTGTTAATGACGAAAGTAATATAGTTTGTTTAGGTAATAATGCAGTGACCTCTTTATTTTGTGCTGATACATCAATCTCAAGTTCAGACTCTAGAGATAAAACAGATGTAACAAGTTTCAATATTGGACTTGATTGGATAAAAGCATTAAGACCTGTAACTTACAGATGGGATAGAAGAACATGGTATGGCACAGAAGAAGAACCTTTTGGTACACCTGATGGCTCGAAAAAAAGAGCCAAATTACATATTGGATTTTTAGCACAGGAAGCATTAGAAGTAGAAAAAGCAAATGGCTATGGTTCATCTAATGACGATTCACTTATTTGTAATCTTACAGAGGATGGGATGAGTTATGGCATGAAATATGAAAGACTTGTACCAATACTTGTAAATGCTATAAAAGAGTTATCTGTAAAAGTCACAGCCCTCGAAGCAGGGTAAAATACAAGTAATTGAAATTCTATTATGGAAGAAAAAACCGCAGATGAAATCGCAGCAATCTTTTCTGCTGCTGGCGATAGCGTAACTGTAATTAATGCAGATGCAAGCTATTCAGCTTTTAAAACAAGAACAGGATCTTTAAATACTGAATCAGAATGGAAAGCAATGATTCAAAGAAATGTAGAGCATCTTGAGATAATTAAAGGCTACAAAAAAAATGATGAAACAACTTCAATTTGGACTTCAGAAGATTTTACAGCTATAGATGCTGCTATTACTGCTGGTAAAAAACTTTACTAAATTATGAACTTAAAAGAAAAACTACAACAGCTTGCTCTTGAAAGGCAAAACTTACAAATTGCAATGTATGAAATTAGCGGTGCAATGAAGATTCTCGAACAGCAGATTCTTGAAGCTGAACCCGAATCAAACCAGCCATCAGATACAAAGGCATCAAAGCAATTAGAAGAAACAGGGTCGTTAAAGTCAAAGGCATAATCAACATTCTCAAAATTTCTTTTATCATGGCAAAAATTTCACAGATATTATCTATTTTAAGTTTTATCATCAGCACGTCAATGTTAGGCGGTGCATACTTTGGTTATAAATACGTCACTTCTCCGCAATTAAAAAATCGTGTTATGAATGAAATATTGGCAAACGTACAACAGATGATGCCAAAACTTATTGACAATCAAATTCCAGAAAGAACAAAAGGTTCTATCCCTCTACCGATGAAATAATTGAAAATAAAACAAATAAAAATTTCAGATATTTCGACAATAAATATTAATTCTTATATACCGCCATCAAATGTTTTAAATATACCCCCGCCGACAATTGACATATTGGGTTGCGTCAAAACTCATCGAGATAGTTCTGTAAAAAATACACAGATAATAGAAGATGACCCAAACGGCGCTTTCTACAGTTGCCCGAATGGAAAGATGCCTTCTTATATTCCTATTCAATACAATCCAAAACAATTAGAGATTGTAGAAGAAAAAGCAAAGACAAAAGCTAACACACCAAAACCACCAAAAACAAAATCGCCAGAAATTCCAAAAAACAAAGAAAAAGATATAATTACAATTCCGCCTTGCCCTGACCCGAAACAACCTCTGCGCGTAGGCTCATATGCCAATTCACAGAAATTGGAAAAAGTAAAAGCCTTTGAATTAATAAATGGCGAATGTAACATCATATGGGAGCCAGTACCATTTCAAGAATCCTATATCCCAGAAGTATCGACTATAATTTCAACCGCCGTGATCGGATTCGTGGCGGCATCTTCGCCTATAATTTTAAACGCTATCAAGCCAATTGTTAAAAAATTAATTACTAGAAAAAAGAAATCATCTTAAATCGTGTGTATGCGGGATTACTTGATTTGGTTTTTTGTCGATATAAATATCCGCGCATAAATTATAAAATTCTGAATTTTTTGCTATTAATATGCCCTCCTGTTTTAATTTTCCACATTCTTTAATACGCGCGATAGCCCAATCAAGGCGCTTATTTTCTAATATTTGTTCTTGTATTTTAACTTGCGTTGTTGCTGCGCTTTTGCATTGATTTTGGAATTGTTTATCAAGCGGAACTGTAAAATTTAAACTGAATCCTGTATTTACGGCGTAACTGTCTTTATTTGTTCCTGAATAATTAAGTTGTTCAAATAATACATTTCCCGGATTATCAGGCACATCATCATTATTTGCATCTGTCGGGTCATAATATGGCGTTGTGTAGTAGTGATTAAAAGGTTTGCGATAATTTGCCCCGAAAGTGATAAACGGCGAGAATGTAAGGGTTGCGCCCTGACATACAATATTTCCGCCATATTGATTTGTAGTCATATTGCCCGTCAAACTTTGAATAGCCATATTTGTAACGCTTCCGTTGTTTGATTGACTAACAGCGTTTGCAAGCGCTTCTAAGGGCGTTAAAGCTATTGAGAGAACACAGACGTAGAAGTAATTACTGATTCGCTTTCTATTTGCCGAGTTATGGTCGTTATATTTGAAACCCCGCCCGGCCCTCGATAAGATTCTGAATATTG